TTCGTGCTGTCGTCCTGCTTGGCAGCGTCCTTCGCGGCCTTGCGGCGTGCGATCTCGGCTTCCATCGCCGCCAGCTCGTCATCCTCGTCAGCAGCCCCGGCAGCGGGGGCAGCAGGCGTGCTGGGCACCGAAGCGGCCCGACGACGCGCTGGCTTGGCCGCAGCCGCCGTAGCGGCCTCGGCAGCCGCCGTAGCGGCCTCGTCGGCTCCGGCCTGCTCTATCTCGTCCAGCTCGGCCTGCACGTCCGGCAGGTCGTCGCTGAGCGGACGCCACGTCTGCACCGCGAAGATCGGCGTGAAGGTCTTGCCGTGCTTCTTGTGCTTGTAGTCGTCCACTTCCAGCGTGACGACCGGCACCGGGTTCTCCGGGTCGTCGTCGAGCTGCGAGGCGATGGCGTTCAGGATCGTGTCGACAGCCGACACGCCGCCGACAGACGCCGTCTTGTAGAGCACCTGCTCGCCGCGATCCTCGCCAGTCAGGCAGACCAGCGAGAACGAGAACTGCTGCGCGTACGAAGCGTCCGGTTCGTGGTCGATCTTCGGCAGCTGGTCCTGTGCCGGCAGCGGCAGCGTGGCCGGCACCATCACTTCAGCGACCGGCCCCTGCGAGTTGTCCGGGTCCTTGCCGCGCTTCCACGCGACCCAGCCGTGCGTGATCGACATCGGGTTGATCGCCCACGCCGAGCCGGCTTCGACTTCGGTGTCTTCCTGACCATAGACCCACTCGCCGCTTTTCAGCAGCCGCAGGAACGGATCGCCGCCCTTCTTGACCAGCGTCGCCTTGACGTTGGCGATGCCCTTCTTCAGGCCCTGCAGCGCCGCCACGGCGGTGCTGGACTTCAGTGCTACAGTGTTCATCGTAGTTCCTTTCGGTTGTGGTCCTCTCGACCGGATCATCACCGCTTGGTTAGAGCGGCGAGCTTGTTCGACAGCGCGGCTACGCGCCCCGCTGTCGGAATGTATTTGCGGCGTTCGTCGCCGGCACGGGCGAGCGTGGTGCCGCTGGAAATCTTGGCAGTGAACTCGCCGATGATTTCCTTGGCCTTCTCCTCGCGCGCTTTCTTGGTCTTGCCATACTCGGCTGCCGGCAGCACCGCCGCCAGAGCTTCGCGCAGCTGGGCCGGCGACCTCGTCTCCAGCGTGAAGCACTGCTCGTGTTCGACGCCGAGCGCCTGCACCTTGACCAGCGCGCCGGCCTCGTCGGTGTACTTCTCGGTCGGCCGCTTCTGGACAAGGTGCCACGTCTCGTTGCCTTCCTCGTCGCAGATCACGTTGCCCTCGTCGGCGAAGGCGTGCGCCTGCGCCGTGATCTCCCGCGCCAGCTCTTCCATGATCTGGGCGAAGTCGAGCAGCTCACCGTAATGCACCGACCAGTTGATGTCGATGCCGTCGAGCACAGAGCCCTTGCGCTTCGCGGCCAGCTTGCCGGCGAGCTTCGTCGCGTCGACCGCCGGCCCGGTGTGCGCCGGGCAGATCGGCTTCACCTTGCAGAACTTACAGTAGCCGTTCTTGTCGCGGCTCCGCACGACGCGGGGGCTGTCGCCCATCGCCTCGGCGACGCGGCTGATCAGCAGCATGCGGAACTCTTCGAGCTGCTTCACCGTCGTCTGATAGTGCGTGTAGGGCTGCTCCGGATCGCCATCGCGACCACGCGGCTGAACGATGTAGAGATCGACCGGCCAGTTCGGGTTCTGCTCGAACATATGAGGCAGCGAGTGCATCGCGGCGCGGGCGTAGTAGGCGAGCTGGTAGTTTGGCCGCTTGGCATAGCCCGTCTCAGGGTCGGCGTCCTCCGCTTCCTGCCCGACATCTTTCAGATAGTACGCCTTCACAGGCACGCCCGTGCCGAACTTCCAGTCGACGATGATCGACCGCGTCTTCGTCCGGGCGATGATGTCGCTGGTGCCGAACGCGCCGGGTATGCCGGGCATCTCCACCTGCTGCTCGATCAGGAAATCAAGACCGCCCTCGGCTTCGCTCTCATCGACCAGCGCGTCGAAGAAATCGACGCACGGGACCAGCGCGTGCTCGACGAGATCGCTGGTCATGACGTAGCCGACCGGGTTGCGATCGGGGTCAGCTCCGAAGGTCCGCCCGAGCACGTCTTCCAGATCGACGACATCGTTCTGCAGGATGTAAGCCATCGCCTCGTGAAGGGCGGTGCCCTCGTCGGCGTCGGCGCTACTGCGCGACAGGGCGCTAGGTGGCAGCTTCTGTTCCAGCTGGTAAGAGCCGGGGCAGGCGATGCGTCGTTCGGCGGTTGATCCGCCGACGACACTGGAGTGTGCGTCGGGTGCGTTTGACATGGAGCCCTCTCAGTTGCTGAAAACGTCGAACTTGGTGTTGCGGCGGCGCGGCTTCTCGACGCTCGGCACCATCGCGGTGGCTTCCTCGACCGGCGGACGGCCGAGCTTGTCGCGGACCATGATCTCAAGGATCACGTTGCGCGGGTAGCCGGTGCGCCGGGCTTCATCTTCGATCAGTTCGATCACGTCGGGGGCGAAGTAGTATTTCTTCGCCACCTTCGGGGTGTGTCGGGCGGGCACCGCCATTTCGCTATTTCCTTTTTGCCGACCGTAGACTATATGGTGCTTGTTTATGGTCCTATCAAGCACCCTAGTCAAGAGGAATTTCCACCTATGCTCGAAGCCTCGGTCGAAGCCCATCTCGTCAGCCGCGTTCGGCACATGGGCGGCATCTCGCTGAAGACCGACCGTGTCGATGGGAAGAAATTCCTAGACCGTACCTGCTTCCTGCCCGGTGGCCGCGTCGCGGTGTTCGAGCTGAAGCGGCCGGAAGGCGGGCGGCTCGACGCCTACCAGAAGGCGCTGATCGCGCAGCTGCAGGCGCTGGGCCATGAGGTTCACTGTTGCAACACGAAGGAGGAAGTCGATGCCGCACTCAGAGGCTAAACCGATCAACCATATCGACGAGCAGGACATCGTAAAGCAGGAGCTGTACGGGCATCTGGACGACTACCAGCGAGCCGCCACGAAGTCGGCGATCTACCCTGACAAGGGCTGGCCCGGTGGGCTCGTCTACTGTGCGCTGAAGCTCAACGGAGAGGCTGGCGAACTAGCCGAGCATGTCGGCAAGGCGATGCGAGACGACAGCTTCATGGTGCGCGAGACCCTCACCGACGAGCGCAGCACGGCCATCGTTAAGGAAGTCGGCGACGTACTCTGGTATCTGTCGGCGATCTGCAACGAGCTTGGCATCACGCTGAATGAAGCGGCTGTCACCAATCTCCGCAAGCTCGCCGACCGGCAGGCGCGTGGCACGCAGCGTGGATCGGGCGACGACCGCTGATGCGCTCCAAAGCTGACATGCACAGCTACCAAAACCGCACGGCGACGAAGCTCTACGAGAGCGACGCCGTGCAGGCGATCCTGCCTATGGGCGCTGGCAAGACCGTCAGCGCCGGCACCGCTGCGCGCGATCTACTCGACGACGGTCACATCCGCGCCGGCATCATCAACGCCCCGAAGCGCGTCGCCCGCAAGACGTGGCCCGACGAGTTCGCCGGTTGGGATCATCTCGTCGGCACCGAGTTGTCGCTCATCCTCGGCGATCCTATCGACCGCATGAGGGCGTTGAAGCGCGACGCCGAACTGTACATCACCAGTCGCGACAACATACCGTGGCTGGTTGACTACCTGCTCACGCTGCCGGAGGACCACCCACTCTTCGACCTGATGTGCATCGACGAGCTATCGCGGTTCAAGGGGCCGCGCTCGCGCCTCGCAAAGCAGCTGATGAAGATCAGGAAACGCATCAAGATAATGTGGGGCCTCACCGGCACGCCACGACCGAACGGCTACGTCGACCAGTACCGGCCGTTGCAGCTGCTATCCAACAACCACCTGTTCAAGCCGCGCACCTTTGACAGATGGCGCGAAAAGCGCTTCATGAAGGTCGACGCAGATGGCGAACCAAGCGCGTTCGGTCACAGCTGGGTCGTGCGCCCCGAGCACGAGAGCCTGATCATCCGCCAGATCGCGTCGATGTCGTTCACCGTCGACCCCGGAGAGATGCCAGAGTTGCCAGAACTGACACCCGTCGTGCATTGGGTCGACCTGCCAGCCGACGCGATGAAGCGCTACAAGACGATGGAGAAGGACCAGCTCGGCCGCGTCAACGGTGCCACCTATCTGGCGCCGAACGCGGGCGTCGCCAGCGGCAAGCTAGATCAGATCGTGCAGGGCTTCATCTACGGTGAAGGCGGCAACGAGGATGTTGAGCGGCTGCACGCCGCCAAGAGCGACATGCTGGTCGATCTCGTCGACGATCTCGACGGCGATCCGGGCATGGTCGTCTACGGCTTTCGCGAGGAGCTGCGCTGGCTGCAGGAAACATACAAGCCGTTCGCCTACCTCGGCGCTGGCGTGTCAGATAAGCTGGCCGGGCAGTACGAGGACGACTGGAACGCCGATCGACTGCCGCTGCTTGGGCTTCACCCTGCCTCGGCCGGTCACGGCCTGAACCTGCAGTACGGTCGCGGCAACCAGATGCTGATGCTCAACATGCCGTGGTCGGCCGAGCTGTACGATCAGGTCATCAAGCGCCTATGGAGACAGGGCCAGAAGAGGCGGTGCTTCCTGCACCTTATACTGGCCCGGAACACGGTCGACGAAATAAAGTACGACCGTGTTATTGGAAAGATGACAGATCAGGAAGCATTCAACAAATACATCAAGCGAGTTTAACAGCGAAAGGAGAGGTTATGGACATGAGAAACTTCCGCAAGCGCGTCAGCTCCGTCTCGGCAGTCGGGATCACCGCCTACCAGCTGGCAGCTGCCGTGCTCGCGCAGTTCGCCGCTGGCGTGGCAGACCAGCGCCGGCCTATGATGGTGCCGATGATGCTGGCTATGCCGCCGCGCCCGAAGTGGGCCGGCACGCCGCACCACAAGCACGGCCGCAACAAGCACGGCGGCAAATCGAAGCGTTTGCGCAACCTCAACTACTGGAGACGGTGATGGCGTCAGTCTACGACGACCCGAAGGTTGACCCGCCGATGATCGACTTAGCGGTCGTAGGCGAGGTCGGGGACGTGCTGCGTCTGTCAGTGACGGTGGGAGGCCAACTGCAGCGCTACACGCTGAAGCGGAACGTTGCGAGGACGCTGCTGAAGGAACTGGTCGACGCGCTTACCTAGCGCGGCGAAGTGACCAATGCTTGGAGCCACGCAGCGACGTGGCTCCAGACCGTCGACAGCGCCACGGCAGCAGCGAGCACGAAGCCGCCGATGCCCCACAGGATTTTGCCTAGTCGGCCAGCGCCGCGCACCTGCTCCTTGTAGGTGGTGAACTCGGCCAGCGTCGGTGCGGCTCCTTCCACGGCCTTCTCCAGCTTCTGCACGCGGCCGTCCAGCACGTTCAGCACGTTCGACTGCTGCTCCAGCTTCTCGTAGATACGGCGACGGCTCTCGCTGCTGTCGATCCTGTCCTCCGACATGCGACGGCCGATTTCGTCGAACCTGCTCATGAGCATCGCTGCGTGAACGTCGTCCATTGCACCTATCCCAAGCGACGCGAAAATGTCGGGATCGTTGTCATCGTCCGTCATCAGCCTTCGTCACCACTTTAACACCCTTGCGGTTGGCCCGGTTGCGGTAGAAGCAATCGACCAGCGCGGCGCGGTCCTGCCCCCACAGCTTCGAGGTCTTCGACCAGCCGGGAAACTTCGCCGGCAGCTTGACGGGCCGCTGGCAGTCTTCCTCGGTGAGCGACTTGTCGGCGCGCGGGCCGCTGGTCAACTCACTGAGCAGTGACGGCGTCGAGCGACTTCCACACCCGGTCAGGGATACCGACGCAAGAGCGAGGAGCAGCAGGATCGGCAGGCGCATCAGCTTCTTCCTTTTCAGCCTCGGCGATAGCTTCGTCGAGCGCCACTACGTTCGCCCGGTTCTGGGCCTTAAGGTTCAAATAATCAAGCGTCAGCTGGTCGATCGCGTCTTGCTTGCGCTGGACATCGCGAAGGTAGCGTTCGTCGGCGTCGCGCTGCTTCTCGCGCCAGACCGCACGCTCGGCGCTTTCGCCGCGCCGGTACTCGCGATCAACGCGGCCGTCGACCAGCTGTTCCAGCTGCGGGCCGACCCACGGAATGTAGCGGATCGGCCCGAGCGGCAGGCCCTCGTAGAAGACGAACATGGCGACCGCGATGCAGCCGCCGAAGCCGAGGAAGCGAACGATGGTTGCGAGCAGTGGCATCAGTTCTCCGCGAAGCCTTTAGGCGGCTCCGGCTCCTTTATTTCGACCTTCGGTGCTGGCTCGGGCGGGGTCGTTGTGACCGTCTGCTTGGTCTCCGTGACGGAGCCCGCTGGCTGCACCTGCGTCTTGTCGAAGATGACGCCGAAGACGTAGCCCTGCAGCGTCGCCCCGGCCAGCAGGATCAGGCCGTTCACAGCGGCGCGGCGCAGCTCGTCGTCAGGCCCGAAGATGATCATGTAGCCGACAGCGATGGCGCAGTACAACTCGGTCAGGAAGACGAGGCGTCTCCTGATCTTCCAGCTGTCACTGCCCCACTTGTCGAAGAACATCAGAGCCTCGCGAACTGGAAGTGCATCCAGTCAAAGTTCTTGGCGCGCCCGAGCGACGTGGCTCCTGCGGCCTCGACGATGTTCCAGAAAGGCTCGTACTCGGGCCGGGCGAACACGGCGCGATCCTTGCCCCACTTCAGCTGGTTGCGCTCGGGGTCGAGGTCGACCGCGATGCCCCAGCTGTGCATCGACCAGTTGGTGCCGCCGCGCATCTGGCGCAGGTTGTAGCAGCCGCCGAAGAGATCGAGCCCGAGCTTCGTCAGCTGCGCCTGCCCATAGTGCGCGAGCGTGTTCTTGAAGATCGTCTCCATCGACTGCTCGACGAGGCTGTGGCACCGGAAGCGGCGCACGATGTCGCTCTTCGACCACGCGATCCGCATCGGGTAGACATCGGCCATGCCGGCGGTGCATTTCGGGTTGCCCGGCTCGCCGAAGAACTCCCGCACTTTTGCCTGCGTCGGCCACTTCATCTGTGCTGCATTAGTCATCACGGCTTCCTCTTGAGCGGGTTGATGTCGAACTTCAGCATGTGCGCGCCACCCTGCACATGCTGGCTCCAGCCGAGCCAGATTTTGCAGTAGCGCTTGCCGCCTGCACGATAAACCAAATCGCGCTGGTAGCCAAATCGCTTGCCGCCGGTCTTCAGCGCGAAACTCGTACGGATGCCGTCGTCCCAATCGCCGACCGTTGCCACCGTGGCGACATCGTCGTGAGGGAAGCCGAGCACGTAGGCGTCGAAGCCGTAGCCGGGGTTTCGAGCCAGCCACCAAGTCGCGATCTTCCAGCGCTCCCACATGCTCGCCGGGGCGTGCGGCTTGGGCGCGCCGAAACCGTAGACCCAATCGTCGTGCGTCTGGAGATACCAGAGAGGTCCGGGCAGGTCGGTCAGCTTGAAGACGGCCGGGATCAGCGCCCAGAACCAGCATGTGAGCATGACGAAAACGTTGAGCAGGAGCGAAATTAAAGCGGATAGAAGGTATCTCATTAAGTCCATCCCGTAAGTATAAGCTCGGCGCAGTTGATGTCGTCGGTGCCGCTGGCTCGGGTTATCCTGATGAAGATGTGGCCCCAATACGTCGCGATGTCCGAACTCGTAATGACGCGGGCACCGCTCTCGTTGGCGGTGTCTGTAAAGCTGATCGACCCGAGAAGAGTGCCATCGGTTCCGCTTGACGGCGCGGCACCATTCTTACCGTAAAGCTGGATGGTCGTAGTCGGGTCGCCGCCGCTGCACCATCCGTGGTTGTTAGACCCGTGGACAGTGACGCTTTCGATGGCCGTTGGCACGGTCACAGTTTTGCCAACGCGCGCATCTTGGGCAGAAGACACAGACGTTTTCTTGGCGCAACTAGCCTGAGATTGGCTGGTTGTGCCGTCGAAAGCAGCCGCGAGCCCTCCGGCGCTCGTCATGTCGCCGATACTGGTGCCGCTCGTTACAACCGAGGACGGGCCTCGGCTGACACTGCGCCTTCTTGCTCGCGATGTCACCGATTGAACTCCCGCCGCGCCAGCACGCGAACAGCATAGGCAAGCCGGGCAACATTGGTGCGCAGCGCCGCGAGGGTGGCCGAGTTGCCGTTGATGTACGCCTGCGCTTCTGCCGGCGTCATGGCAAGGAACTGCACAATCCACGCATCCAGCTTCGCTGCGCTGAACTCTTGCCCTTGTGCGGCGCGTTCTGCGCGCTCAGAAATCTGCTCCGCCGATGCCGGAACCGCAGTCCAGACCTGCGTCCAGTTCTGGCCGACCAGTTGAGGGTTAACCTCTACGAAATTTTCCGTAGCGGTTGGCTCCGGCTGCTGGGTCTGCGCGACAGGAAACACCCGCCATTCGGCCAACAATGAGAGTGGAGGCTCTCTGGAAAAGGAGACATCAGGATTGTCGGCCCGCAGTTGCGCGAAGCTGTATGGGTACTTTGAAACAGTGCCGGCTTGCGTGAGAAGAACATAGCTCATGACGCGAAATCTCCGATGACCACGCCGCGCAGCACGCCGTTTTCCTTGGTGATGTTGACTTCGGTGTAGCCGGATGTCGCCAGCGTCGGCGCGGTGCCACCCTTCCAGACCACGCCGAGCGTTGACCATGTGATCGCATAAGCAGTGCCGTCAGCGATGAAGAGCGTCACGCTCTTGCCGTCTGTCCAGTTAGCGTGCGCTGCGCCCGGCGTGCGGCTGGCTGTGAGGGTCCAGCGCTGGATTGAACCGTCAGCCGGATTGATGACGTAGCCCGCAGCGTCGGTGATGACAAAGGCGTCTTCCTTGATCGTGCCAGTGATAGTCGGGTCGGTCAGCAGCCCGGTGATCAGCGTGTAAAGCTCTGCCAGTGTATCGCCAGCGGCAGCGACGCCGCCGAGCACCACGTCGATCGCCGCCTTGACGAACGCCGTGGTGGCGACGCGCGTGGTGTTGTTGCCGGCGCTCTGCGTCGGCGCTGTCGGGTTTCCGGTCAGCGCGGCGTCAGCGAAGATCACCGCCATGATCTGGGTCAGCGTCGAGTATTTCGGAACGTTCGATGCGGCGCTGTCGAGGAGCGGCACGCGGTCGGCTGCAACCGGGGTCGCCTTGTTCGTCGCGTTCAGCTTGGTGGTGATCCACGTCCAGACGTTCGTGAAGGTGTAGTAGGCGAGGCTGAAGCCTGACGCGCTGTCGCCGCCGAAGGCGCGGTCTGCGTCGACGATGACCGCCTTGTTGGTAGTGTTCAGCCCGGACACCGTGACGTAGCCGGCGAGATTGTAGACCACCCACGTCGCGCCGTCGTAGAAGCGCAGCTCGTTGTCGGTGGTGTTCCAGTAGAGCTGGCCCTCGACCAGCGCGTTGCCGTCGTTGTCGAGTGTCGGGTTGGCTGCCTTCGGGCCGAGGTAAACATCGTCG